ATAAAAGCAACTTCCTTCATTGCTACTACTCTCTCACGAGACTCCAGACTACGTTCCTTGCGAGATAGATTTGATAGTTTCTCTTCGTAATTGTCAGTAAGTTTTTGTGCTTTCTTAGTCAAATTGGAAACAATAGATTCTGAACGAGCTGTAAACACATCTAATGCGGTTTCGAACTTTCCAATAATAATGGTTAGGTCTTGTGATGTAGTTTTGATTCCTGACTCTAATTCATCAGCCTGTTTTATAACCCCACCAAGGAGCTCTTGTACACCCGTAATAAGTGAACGTGTTGAACGATAACCAGCAATTTGTGTTTCCAGAATAGATTTTTCCTTCTCCAAAATAGCTATCTGCCTCGGGATGGAATCAGATAGGTCCTCGTTATGTGCTTTCTTGTTATTGATAGACTCTTTGAGAATCTCTAATTCTTTCTGTGAAGTATTCTTACTATCCAGAACACTCTGGTTGCTTCGTGCAATAGAGTCTCTTTCAATCTTTAGAGGTACTAATTGGTCAATCAAAGCATCACGTTGTTCAGTCAGACTCTTAACTTGTGATTCTTGATTACTCATAGGCTATTGGATGGTTGTGTAATTGATAAATCCCTTACAGTCGACTGCTGCTGAAAGTTCTACTACGAATGCTTCTCCTGGGTGGAGTTCGAATACGTAAGGTGACTGGGTATCAAATGATTCAAAGATAAATCCTTGACCAGAAACGTATGAAGTGTCGGACGTAAAATCTCGGTCTCCATTAACTGGGTGGACTGCCTTGAATGTCATTCGAACTGCTCCTTCTGGTGTAAGTTGGATTTGCTTAATGTGAATCCACTTTGGGTCTGATGTTGGGTTTGCGATTAGTACATTATCTCCAGAAGCCGTAGCTGTAGCAGGTATTGTAATCACTCGTGATGATGATGGGTGCATATAGGTGGGGGGTTTTTAAGATTACTAATGAGTAGAGGATAATCCCCTAGAGGGCAGCCCTCCGAAGAGAGCTGACCAAAGGAGATACAGCGATTAAACTGTTGAACCGTCTCCAGCTGACCACATCCAAGGACGCAAGTCAGTTGCTCCGAATACGAATAGAGCGTCTCCGCCAATTACGTAATCACGGTTAAGTTGACCAGGAATCTTTTCAATCATTGTTGGCAATGATTCAATGTATTGGAATCCGTAATCATCGTTCTTCATTGTTTTGTCGAACATTCCCCATGAAAGTCCGTTAAGTCCTGTAGTTCCTGTTGGGAAAGGACGTAGAGCTAGAATTTCAAATGAGTTAATAGTCGATGCTTCGTTGAAAGAACCGTTTGTTCCAGGAGTCGTTGCTGGGTACATTCCCTTATCCAACATAGCTTTGATACGCTTAGCCTGTTGGTGAGCGGCTGAACCACGACGTACAACTACAGTTGTAAGTTCTGAGTCCATTGAGATACCACGTCCATCAGTTTTAAGTGCGTGGATACGGTGTGCTGCTTCAAGAGGGCTCATTCCGAATACTGGAGATGGTGTAGCACCGTCAACAATAACGTTTGAGAATACTCCTGAACCGTCTTCAATAAGGTGAGACTGTGACCAGTACTCAAGACCGTCAGCAGTAACAGTTGAAACTAGAGTTGGTGAACCTACTCCAAGAGGTTGGAATGAGAAAGAAGTTGCGAATCCCTGTTGCAACATAGACTGTGCCATGTAGCTCTTTAGGTCTTCGAAAGACTTTTCAATATCCATAATCATTTTTGCAACTTTCTTTGTAACTCCTTGCTTGTCTCCTTTCTTAATAAGGAAGAAGTAAGTTTGGAATGAAAGAGAAACGTTCTTCTGGGCCTGTTGTTGTGTGTACACCTTTACAAAACCTTGTAGTGGTGAGTCGAATGAACCGATTCCTCCGTCTGAAACAAATTCAGCCATACGGATACCAGTAATTCCAACATCAGTTTTAGTTCGTTCATCAGTTGTTTGCTTGTTGCAAAAGTCTAGGTAATCTTTAACGATTTTAGCTGAAACTTTTGGTTGAATCTTTTTTCGGTATGAATCCAAGATTCGTGGAAAGTCGTTTAGTTGTCCAATCATAGGCGATAGAAATTAAATTAGTAATTCTAGGTTAGACGATGCTAACGTAGATTTTCTTATCAGCTGGTTGACCAAACACGGCTTCTTGTTTAACGATACCAGCTCCTGCTGTAGTACCAGTGTTGTTAACTTCACTTGCATCAGTAAGAACCATCAACTGTCCGTCGTGGGCTGTATCAGAGTTATTAGTTGTATCAACAAGGTATAGAGCATTCTTAATAGGAGCTTCAACGTCAGCAACCAGCAATGCATCAGCAGCTGAGATGTCGTTGATAAAACGTCCTGCAAGAGTAGCTACAGTTGTAGATGCGTCAGCTGGGACTACGAGTCCTGTTGCTGGGTCAACTTCTGCAAATGTATTCTGTGTGATAACAGTACCTGTTGCTTTGTCTTTTGGAGCAACGAAACGTTGTCCTGTAAGTACTTCAAGTATAATAGACATAGGGCTTAAGGGTTAAATTGTACCCTACACAAACCCTATGAAACTCGACTCGAAGTATTAGTTGAGGCTGTCAATCATAGCATCCATCTCTTCCTCGCTTGTTCCAAATTGTTCAAGTAGTTCTGACTCAGAATCTGAGAGAATACCTGATTTGGCTTTAGCGTGGGATGAACCTGTGAAATTTCCAGTATCAACCGTTTGCTTGAGTTGTTGAGAAGCCTTAATGACTTTAGAAACATCTCGGGGATTTAGGTCTTTATGGGCTCGTTCGAGGATTCCTCTGAACTCATTACCGTTCTTCCCTTCAATGTTATACAGGTCTTTTACAACCATCATTAAAGAATCAATTTGAGAATCGTCATTGTACTGCGGATTGTCCTTAATGAACTTCTCTACAACTGAGGCGTACATATCTGTACGTTCTTCGGCCATCCTAGAGGTGTCTCGGTCTTTCATCATCTGCTCAAACATTTTGGCAGCTGTGTCTTTGTCGATATATCCTGCTTGGCGAGCACGTTGTTTCACAATATGGAGTTCGTACTCCTGTTGTGACATGTTGTTGAGGTCTTCCTGCGTCAATGGCTTCTCTTGAGAATCGGGGGTGGGGGTCTGTGTAGGTTTTTGATAATCGTGTTGTACAGGTTTATCTACAGTACCCAATTCTTTACGAGTAGCCTTTATGTCCTGTTGGAGGTTTTTCCTCTCGTCAGGATTATCGGCAGCCTTCTTTTGAGCCTGTAGCTGTACAATACGTTGGCGAAGGGCGAAATGCCCGTCTGACTCTTCCTCTGCACGAACAAGTTCTTTTGTTCCTTTAGGTTCAGAGCCCTCTTCAGTTCCATCAGTAGAATCCGGGGACTCATCTTCAGGTTCTTCAGAAATTGTTTGAGGCGACGAATCCTCAGCTACGTCATCATCAGAAGCTTCATCAGTATCTTCTAGCTTGTTGCCCTTCTCATCAAATTGAGAAGCAAGGGCATCCATAGCATCCAGTTCAGCATCAAGGTCCAAGTCGTCAAATTCGTCTTCCTGGATTTCAGCAGTTACCGGAGTTTCGTTGTTTTCGATGTTGCTCATATATTTTACGTCAGTTACGAGACGAAACGTTTACGTCCCTATTATCTTATAATTAGCTTCTCAGGTCAAGTGCTTCTTGGATTTTGCCATCAAGTGAGATAATTGCAACGTCTGCTGAAGTGATTAACTTCTTATCTGTTAGGCCTTTCATTGATGCTTGGAGAGATTTAAGCAACTCTTTAGAAACATCAAACTCACGGTTTAGTGAATCTGCTTTTTCTGAATTTACGGTTACTTTAACTTTTCCATTCTCATCTGGGGTTTCTGTATATTCAATTTGCTTCTTCTCATCTTCGTTAAGATAAAGCTCAGTTGATAGTTTCCCCATCTCTCCAAGGGTCTGCATTGTTCCTAGAATATGTCGACCATTGTGGATGTTGTTTAGTGCTGAACGCTCAGCAACTGAAAGTGGTAGTTTTATAGTCATAAAGAAATTAGTTATCAGTTTTCATAAATTTAATAATAGTCGGTAGTTTCGATTGCAATACTGCCTTTGCTGCATTTAGGTCTACTAGGTTAGCAACAAAGATTCCGTGGCGTTGGAAACGCATTTCCTGAAGGTATTGAGTATCACGGATAGAATGTTTAAGTGGGATAACAACGGTAATCAAAATTCCTGCTGGCTTTGGGTCCATGACGTTAGCGAAATACTTCACTCCGTATTTGGCTGGAATAAGTGTATCGAAATACTCTTTCCATTCTGGGATGAATCCATCTCCAATCTCTTGACCATACTTAGTATCAAACCAAGTTGGCTTTCCAGAGACAAGATACTTCTTGTGTACCTTAGGGTCAGGTGACTGGTTATCATACATGTACTCGAAGAAATATTCTGATTCCCAATCTGGGGTAGAACTCATCTTCTCTTGAATTTCAGCAACCATTTTAGTAGGGTCCTCCTTGTCCAATTCAGTTGAATCTTCTTCGGGAGTCTTCACTTCTGGTTCATCGAGAAGAGACTCAGCAAGTGCTTTGTCCTCATCGTCCTGAAGTAGCATTTCTGCCAGGTCCGAATTCACAAGCTTGTCATCAAACTTAATCTTGCGGTCAGTTAGCTGGGCCTTTAGGTCAGCCTTTGTTAGTTTTGTGTAGTCTGTTTCCATATATAAATAAAATTATTTTAATAATTAATCTCTACTTTCTACTTCGACTTCTACATCGACCACTTCCCCCTCTATCCCTTCCGGAGTAGAGGAATCTTCCTCTTTACGTTGTCGTAAAAAGGAAGCGTAAGCCTGTTCAGTAAAGTCTTGTATTCCAGTAGAGATAGATTTAGCAGCCTCATCCAATTCTTCTTTCGTTACCGGGGTGGTTTCCCGCCCAGTAATATCAGAGATTTGTAGGGCACGTTCTGCAACAGCAAATTCAATAGGCATCATGTGTCGATATGTAAAAGAGATATTATCTCCTTTTGAGAAATCCTTCTCACACATACCTTCAATAACACGCTCAACTTCAACCATATCTACTTGCTTAACATCAGCAGAAAGAGCATACATGTGCTCAACGGTGAAGTTTTCGATAATGATAGGGATGAGGTCTTCAACCCCAATCTCAACAAGCTTCTTTCCCTTCTTGTCTGTAAATTTAAGTAGCTTATTCTCTCTGGCTTTCTTCGTGTGGTTTATTACCACGTCGTACTTCTCCATCTGGAGAACATCACCATGGGCTCCATGGATTTCATTCAGTTCTTCTCTGGTTGGTGGTAGGGGGTTTTGTGACATAATACTATTCTTCATTAGGAGCAATAGAGCTTAAGATAGCTGCCGCTTTGTCTGTTTCGTTATACATATCGGTGATACATTCACGATAATATTGGTACTTAGCAGCACTGATTATTGTTTCATATTCAGATGCTCCTAGAATCCCAATAACACTAGGGCTAACAGAGTTACACATCTCCGAAAACGTATTGTAGTGGGGAGAATTCTTGAACTCAAGTACTCGCTTATAATAATCAAGTTGTTCAGTTGTTAGGTTTTCTAAGTTCATAATACAAAATACAAATTAACACTTTTCTAGTATACCACAATGTAAACCTACATCATACCAACCTGTGGTCCTGGTGGGGATACCATATCTTGACCACTGCCAGCACTTGGGGCAGCCCTTCCAACTGATGCGTTCATCGCCCCAGTCATTGGGTTTTGAGCCATTTGTCCCTGCCCTTGTTGAGGAGGTCCTCCTTCACCAAGTTGTGGTTGTCCCATTCCAAGTTCTTGCATCTGTTGAGCTGCCGCTGCTTGCTGATTTGCCGCTGCGACTGCTACAAGGTTTTCATTCAACATCTCACCAGCAATAGCCTTGTTTACGAAGTCACGAGGGAACCAGTCGTATACGTTCTCCTTGTTGATGTCTAATAGACGCTGAACTTGCTTGAATTTAACAACTGCCATTTCTGGGTCTGTCTGAGCCATTTGGTAAATCATTTCTGAAGTAGCTGAGATAAGTGGGAAGAGGGCTAGAGCTGTTTGCTTAGTAAGTTCTGCTGATGGTTGGAGTAGTGAGTTAGGGTCAATCTGAATATCCAATACACGAGAGAGATTGAACTTCTGTTCCATAACATCAAGAATCTCGAACATCTGAGACCTTGAGATGATGCGTGGCTTCTTGGCCTCCTGGATTGGAATACCTGTTTCATCTATAGTCTCTTCGTCAATCTCATCAATCGAGAAGTCGAAGGTGAAGGTCATCTTTTGTGATGCAAGGATTACTTCCTCTCCCTCATATTCAATAGTTTCAATGAAGAACTTACGCTTGTTGTTCTTAACGAACTGAGCTCGTTGGTCATCATCTTCAGGAACAAACACATAAGGAGTCGGGTATGTTTGTTCGATAAAAGACACTGCAACATGTGCATCTCGTTCAATAGCTCGGATGACTGAGTTACGTGGCAACATCAAACGCTGTTGTGCAGCTTCCTGTGCAATTACCGTAGCACCAAGAGTAGACTCTGAACCAGTACCGGCAACAACATCATTAATCCCAGTAATGGTATCTAGTAGATTGAGCTCTGACTTAACGGTATTCATCCCCATAGCTACGTTACCCGTAGTCCGCACTACATCAATAGCAGTACCATGTTGCTTTGGATTAACAATGTTCGGACCACGACGATAGGTCATTTCCCCAGTACCCATATTTGCACCAAAGAGGATTGGCCGAACTTCAGCTTCCATCTGTTCAAGGTTAATATGACGCATATGGTTTGCTACGTTTTCGCTTGAGCGACCTAGCTCGTAAAGACCAACACCATACGGGTCGTTCTGGTTCTTCACAAAACAGTTAGCAGTTGTGACTGTAGCGTGGCCCTCATCATTCAACACCTCTCCGTCATAAATAATATATCCTCCACAAGCCTTGATGTATCGGTTAGTCAATACATTCTCGTAGTTTGTAATAGTAACGAAGTCAGTATCATTCCCCTTCTCGTCATTACTATCGTTCTTCGAAGTTGTAAAATCAAGAAGTGCTTTATACCTCTTCTTTTTTGCATCTGGATACAGCTCTACAAACTTATCGTAGGGAATATCTTCTTCGTACATAAACTCTGTCTGGGACCAGTAGTCACCATTGTGGTGGGCTACTCCTAGCCAAGTTCGTTCTGGTCGAAGACTCACACGATAGATATCATCAAAAAGAATACGTGGAGCTCCTCCGGCCTGTTGGGAAATACGCTTAGGGTAGGTACGGTATGCACCCCAACCATACATGAAAGTGTTCTGAACAAAAGTCTCAAGTGCATTCTCTCCATTCCCGTCACGACGCTTCCACGTCATCTTCCACATCTCATACATTGCCTTGGCATAAACTTCATCTTGTGCTTTGAACTCTCCGTCTGGAATCTTTGCTCCAAACAATGCAGCAGCTACAAGAACCTTCGAATAGATAAAAGGCTCGTTACTCTTTGGTAGACTACTCACATCAGAAGTCACTTGTCGTTGTGTTGGTGTTGGGCGATACCCAAGACCACCGTTAGTTGGAACGTCAACCATACTCCAAGAAGTTGCACCGCCTTGAGAGGAAGCTGGGTTTTGTTCGCTTGTATTCAAAATATTCTTATCAATCTCCTTCTGTAGTTTATCAAACTTCTTACGAGCAGGAGAATTCTTCATTTCATTTTTCTTCTTCACTAAAAAACTATGACAATTCTTCTCAGCCTTGTAGTCTTTTGAGTTATTAGATTTTTTAGCTTTCTCTTTCCCTTCTTCTGAAAGGAAACTCAATTCATCGAGCTCGAGGTCTTGTCTGATTTTGTCTGGATGCTTGGAGTAGTCTTCTATCATATAAGTTGGGGGTTAACTTGACGTTATTCTTATAAAATTCTAGTACTTGTTAATATTATCATAGTTTTCTGTGTTTGTAAGCTTGTTTTGTAGCTCAATAGGTAGTTCATGGAACTCAATCTCCCCATAAACCCACGCAAGGTACGAATTATCCTTCGGTTTATCGTTTTTTTCATCTTTTTTGGGTTTATTTTCCAGAACACCGTAAGCAATCGACGTTGCCATCACAATATCGTCATGTTTTCCAGCTAGTGCCTCTGGCTTATCCCGGCTATTACGTAAGAATGCCAGCATCTCCTCTAGGAGAATCTTATGGACCCAATAATCTTGGTTGTTGAATGCTGTATTCATGGCCGCCAGAGCGTATGGGCGGGTGATAGAGGTCGTTCTCCATCCAACCTTGCGGGATATTGCCTTTACAGCATCATCTTGCTCCTCACGGTAGTACAGGTTCGGATAACTCATTCGAAGTAGAGTATCATTCACATACAACCCATCTTTGTTAGACTCGATGGCCAATAGGGCATTATTATAGATTCTACCAACCCGATTAGCGGAGTGGGCGAAGTCATATGGCTCCTCATGACAGTGGTAGATACCAACTAGGTCGTGAGTTTCCTCATCAACAATAGATAATACAGACCAGTCACCATCGGCAAGACCTTCGGCAACGTCACCACCAATAACATACCTCTTGTTCGGCTGGAGTTTTTTCCAAACATAAAGAGGTCCTTTAGGGTCAGGTATTAGAATAGGCTTTTGAGTATCCCTATCATCAACAACCTTAAACCTCTCATACCCATGGACATTCTGGTAGAAGTCGTACATTCGAGATTGAGAAAAGTAGGTACGACCAGAAGCACCGAAGGCTTCTTCGGCAGTTGTTGGGTATTGCTGGCGTAGAGAGTTTACATCTCGTTTAAGGGACAACCATTTCAGATAGTAGTAGGTAATCTCCCTATCAGAAAGATTATGCTCAGCCTTGTAACCAGCCCAGTCAATATCTGAATTGACTTGCATCTTATCAACAGGGATATCTTCATCAACAGCTTCCATATCCATCTCATCCCATTGCCAGTTATAGAACACCGGATAGGGAATAGCCTTACTCATTCCTCGGGTGAAGTCATCTCTCATTTTATATCCTTCCGTAAAGGTATCGTAGAAATACCCAGCCATACCGTTGGCCGTAGACTCAATAAACAATCTACCCCCATCCATAGGGATAGCCGGGATAGTACCCTTCACGAACTCCAAGGCTTTCTTTGGGTACTTGATAAACAACTCAGCCAACTCAGTCGCATGGACATAATGGAAAGTACCTGAACGTGCAGAGTTTGTTACCAGGAATGTAGAAGTAGAGCCGTCCTTGCGTGTAATTTTAAGCTTCTTAGCAGAATCTGTAGTGATAGCCAATGCAAACTTGATAGACCCAGGAAGGTTATTCCGAGCAAAGGCTACTTTACGGTCAAAGATTTCTACAGCATCATCCTTCGTATGGGCGATAATAGCTGCTTCCTTGTTCTTATTGAAAAGAATCTCATCAAATATCCAGAGTACAATAAACGTAGTGAAGCCTAACTGTCGTGATTTCAAGATAATAAACCTATAGAACCTCTTACTCAACTCAAAGAAGTCAGCTTGTGCCTTGTTCATACGAAACAAGTTCTTCTCCCCTTTCTTCGTAATGATATAGTAGAGATTATCCATCCTCCATTTCTTATCTTCAATCAATTCAGGGTTTTTCTTCAACGTCTCAGAAACCCATTTCTCATGGAGTTCCTCAGGAGTAGCCTTAGGAGCCTCAGACTCTGGGGTTACAATATCTTCTTCTCTCTCGGGGGCAGAATGCATAATTTGCATTATACCTTCCCTGGGTGTAAAATGGAAATACAACTATGGTAAAGGGAGCGAATTTGCTAGCATAATCCTCCAACCTCCATGGGGAATATAAATTGAAAAGATATAAGGTGCTTAACAGAACGGCATACGCTATTGTTAGTCACAACTAGATGATATAGAGAGATAGGGTAATCGGTCCTCCGTCCTATCAATAAGTAATCTCTTATCTACATACCGAGGTCTCCTAACGGAGATAGATGGCTAAGACAAGCTTACTAGAAAGTCTTACCATCCTGTAGCGATTCCTATCCATTTACGCAAGAAGGACCCTACCAGTTACCTAACCAGTTATAGATAGATTGACTATCTTCTATAAAGCCTTATATCTTCTATTCCTATCTATTTAGGAAGGTCAGACTGTAGCTCAAACCTTCCATTCCGCAAGGCGAAAGGATAGTTCTGAAGAACATCCTAGGAAGCTGAGGCATCGAGGCTTCCTCTAGAAAAGTCACGGAATGTAATGGAGGGACTTGTTCTAGCAAGAAGGACCCACCGACAAGCAGCGATTGGTAAACCAATATAATTATATATACGGGAGGTTTACATATAGATACCATAGATAGACAACTAGCTTAATCGCTGGTACTTCTTTCGTACAAAACAAAAAGACCCCGAAGGGCCTTGATGCGAAAGTAGAATAGGGTTGTGGGAGCTTGCTATTCAAACAGTACATAGGGCTAACCTTTTGTACCTTTTTAGTTTACCATAGACA